TGGCTGCATCAAGATTGATCAACTGTGTGGGCACAGCTGGGAATGTGCCAAATTTGATACCTTGCTCAACTGTGATTCCTGGTCCAACATTTATTCCGGGTAATGCCATGTGTTATCTCCTATTAGGTTCCTGATCCAGCTATGGTATTCCACGATGTAGCACCGCGAACTTGCATACCTGTGCCGGTCACATAAATCATCATGCCCGGTTGCGGACTGACAATAACAGAATCTCTCTCTGTGGTATTAGCATACACAGCCAGTTGCATAGCACCTTGTGTTACAGATCCCCCCAAGACAGCATTAGCCGGGAAGGTGCCAAATTGGCTTCCATCGCAGGTCCAGAATTCAATGGTGTTGTCTGCCCGAGTTCCAGCATTATGAGTGGTATGTATGAATGATGGGTAATTTGTGGTTCCAGCATAGCCCATGGTGATCTGGGGCTGGGCGTAACTATGATTTGAATCACCGTTGCGAGTGGTCAGGCTCAGGACATCTGCTGAATTTATAGCAGCAAAATAGCTGGCTGTGACGTTGCCAGTAGTGGATATCACATTGCTACCAAAGTCGGCCAGGAATGAGGCCACATTAGCGTTGCCATAACTGCCACCACCGCCCAATGATACCGGATCTCCGTTGGCATAATTTACAGCAAATGTGTTGCCTGGTAATCTTAAATTACCACTAGCATCAAATATCCAAACATGGTCGCTGGCTGCATTACCACTATCACTTGCTAACTCTATTCTATACTGTGGTGATTGACCGCCATAAGAATTGTCAGAAGTCAAGAATACACCAGTGTAAGCAGTATTAGCATTTCCCGGATCAGGTAGATACTCCCAACTTATTGAACCGTTTATACCTTCTGTGTATGTGCCAATAGTGGCGTTAGCAATACCTGCTGTGAGTAACCCATTGGTAGCAGCATCCATTATCACCCCGGCACCCGGTAATATCAATGAACTGTTTGCACCAAATGTCCAAGTAGAACTTGTCAAGCCAGTATTAGCATGTAAATCAATATCGCCAGTATTGCCCAGCTTCACATAGAAGTTATCACTGCCCAGGAACAGTTCGGTTTGATACAAGTTACCGCTGGTCAAATGTATGTGGTCACCGTCGGCTGCTGTTGGATATATCAATAATCTTTGATCGGTAACAGCACCTGATCCTGCTGGTTGTAATGTGATTGTATTGCCAGGAGCGCCGCTTGGTGTATATGGATTACTATAAACTATACCACCACCGGGTAATGCCAAGTTACCACTGTTATCAAAGGCCCAGGTTGATGCACCTGCATGAATGTATACATTGCCATATTCTGCAAGACCGTTGCCAGATCCACCAGCAGTGATATTGACGTTACCGCCAGGGCCGTTAAGACCTGTTCCGGCTGATATGTTAGCGTCGCCACCAATGATATCGCCAGTACCTGCTAGGATACGAACATATCCGCCAGGTGCTGCGTTGCCGCCCTGGCCACCAGTGATTTCAATAAAACCGGGATAACCGCCGGGTGAATTTTGATTATCACCGTTGCCAGCTTCAATGCGAATGTAGCCGCCCTCGCCGCCGGCCATGCCCTGACCACCACGGATCTTGATGTCACCGCCAGATCCGCCTCCAATCAAATTGGCAAGATCGCCCGAGCCACCGCGACCGGCCCACAAGTAAATGTCGCCGCCTTCGCCGGAAGTTCCGTCTGCGCCTTTGCCAGGATTGATCACTAGACGTACGCTATCGCCCCCTATGCCATTGGGTGTGGTTATGACAGCTTCGTTTTCGCCATCGCCCATAACCAGGGTATAACCATAGATATTGCCACTGGTATCGTCACCACGCGGTGTATTGATCTGTGGAAACTGCACACTGGCATCTGGATTAAAAATCCAACTGTTGGCTCCAGCACTAAGCTGTAGAGACATATTGGCACTTACTACAACACCGCCTTCATAGTTATTGACCTGCACTGGATTATTGGCTGCATCTGCTGGCAAGATGATGTCAGCAGGACCTTCTATGCCAGGATTGATGCGTATGCCGGTATTGCCATATACATTAGCAATAGCATCGTATTCGCCAATGACCCAGCCACCGTCGTTCCAAACAACCAAATTGCCCAGGCCATATTTGATTTGGTCGGAAGGGCCAACAGGTGTGCTGGTCATCGTGATTGAACTAAAACTATTGCCACCACCTGAGATGCCTGTGAGTTGGCTGCCGTTACCTATAAAATAGTTGCCGGTGATATTGCCAGTGATGCTGATATTGTCACCAGGTGGCAATTCCTGGATTTGCGCTGCTCCAGCATTTACGATTAACGGAATCCTATCTGTCATGATCTTTCCAATTCATTATGTAGTGTAAACAGCCACGTTGCCGCTGCCCACAGTTAAAACATTGAAACTATTGTTGCTTGCCAATGGCACTGTCACTGGAGTCAATGCTCTACCCACTGTCAAGGTTCTAGTAAAAACAGTATTACCAATGTAGATGTTGCCGGTGGCTTTTAAGTTATTCCCAACCACATTACCAGCAGCTGATACCAGTCCCGGGAACCCGGTTGATCCGTCATTGTTGAACGCCCAAACGGCAGTGACACTTGCGTTAATGCCGGCTTGCATCAACACATTGCCATAGATATTGTTGATCTGTATAGGACTGGTGTTGCCATTAGCAGGCAAAATTATTGCTGCTGTGGCACCATGAGATAAGTCTGCGTTCTCAATGATAATACCATTCAGATCATAGATTGCATCGCCAACAAAACCAATATTGCCTGTGTTAGTATTACCACCTGAGATGCCTGTAAGGAAGGCACCATTACCATAAAAATATCTTGCATAGATACCATCGTATCTCTTAGACGGGTTGCCGATGTCATACACGCCATCTATGCTGGGACTGAGGCTGCTGTTGGTCTGGATGTTGCCCACACCGTTGGCCCAGAGCACAAGATTTTGATTGGTGACCGTGGTGCTAATCACATTGTCTTTGAGGCTTATGGTAGTGCCTGGAATAGCATTGCTGCCTTGTGGAAACGGTGCTCCGTTGGCATAGCGATAGTTGTCTGAATACACAGCGCCTGCTATCACATTTCCTGTGGCAGTTACATTGGTGAATGTCAAACTTGAACTGGTTGTGAGCAACACATTGCCATTGTATTTGAGGTTGGCACCGTCAGCTGTGAGCGGTACTGAGTTCATGTAGATGGTAGAGTTGCTGATCCATAGATCTTGCCACTGATTGGTGGCGTTGCCAAGATTGTAAGCGTTGGTGTAGGCAGGAATGATGTCCGAACCTACCTGTGTTAAATCTATGTTGGCATTGCCCGAGCCGCCGCTGCTGAAACTGAGATAGGCTTCCATCTCAGCCCATTGGCTGCTGTTGTTGTCGTTGAAATAGATATACTGCACGCCAGTGGTGCTTTGTATCCAGATATCTCCCACGTTGGGACTTGAGGGTGCTGTGGCACTGAATGTGGTAGTTGTGCTACCGTTGCCCCCGCTGATACCTGTGAGGAACGCGCCGTTACCATAGTAATACTGGGCATGCACTTCATTGAATCTGAGATTGGCAGTGCCCAGATCGCGCACACTATCGATGGCAGGGGCGATCGTACTTTTTACTGTGATATATCCAACACCATTACCAGCCAGCACTAGGTCTAGATTGGTTTGATTGGTAGTGATCTGATTGTTGCTGATCACCACCTGGCTATCTACTGGGCCGGCTGCCCAAATGTTAGCAAAGTTGTTGTTTACGGCGTTAAACGCCTGACGTAGGGATTCACCTGTGCCGTCGTTGGCTACTGCTCCTACGTTGATTATCTGTTGTGTCATGCTGATATGGGCCCTATTTCATATTTACCAGAAGGCTGGCATGGCACACAATCGGGTCAAGAGTTAAAAACTGATATGAATTCCTGCAATTCCATGCGTTTATACCTAAGAACTTTTTGAAAAGATTCTACCGCAGCAGTTATTGGGCCATGCACCCGCACCCAGTTAATGTTGGGGTAATCTTGCATGATTTTCAATAGTTGTCGTTCCCAATTGCCTGTATAGGTGGGCACACTGGCACTGCGCTTATAAAATTCGCTGTCAGCATAAACATTGTTGAATCTATCGTTGACTCCGGCCATGTCGAATCCCAGTAGATAGATATCTGAGTGACCATCTGCTGCTGCAATGCTTGCAGCCACTGGACCTGAACTGTAACCCCAATAGGCTTCTTGTATACGACGTGCTCCTAGTCCTTCTATGGGTTTACGGGTATACATTAAATGTTCTTGAGAGTAGCCTGATCGTTGTATCTGTTCTGCTATAGGGCGATCTGTGGCTATGAGGACGTTGGGAATGAAATCTCTATGCAAAGCATTACAGCCATACACTGTGCCATGTGTTTTGAGTTGGGTAAGATCTATTGGTTTTCTGCTTACCCCATTGCCAATCACGAATGCTCTAGTCATAAAAAATCCTCCCAGTATGTAGCTGGGAGGATCCGCTAGTCAAATCAAATTAGCTTGTAGCTTTGACCACTTGTGCCAGTTGCAGACTGCCGTTTTGAGCGTTTGCACCATTGATGATTTCTGCACCAGACCATGTAACTGTGCCTTCGTCGGTGAAGAAGTTGGTTGGGTAAAAATGCTCATTGCTGTAGTTGTTTGTGCCGGCGTTGCTGTTGCTATAATTGCCATAGGTCATGCCATTCCAATCGCGTATCCACTTGTTGGTAACATAACTGGCATATACAGCACTGCTATCACCGGTGCTGAACTCGATACTCATATAGCCAGCAGCTGGAGTGCCTGTGTTTGACAACACGCAAATGCCTACTGGATATGCTGTACCTGTGCCCGAGCCGGCAGCAGTTGCTGTGAAAATATCTCCCACTGCCACATTGCTCTTGCCTGCTCCAACATTAGCCCAGTTGGTTGTGCCGACGCTGGCAATGCTATAGGCTTGACCTACGATGAAATCTTCATCATTGGTAGCACTGGCAACATAAGCTACCAAAAACTTATGCGCACCTTTTTGGCGGATCAAGCGACCATTACCTGCACCAGTTGAAGTGCTGTTGGCCAAACTGATATTGACCTGTGGTAGAATAATAGGATAGCTTGATGTGGTAGCAGTGGTGCTCAAACCACCAACAACACCCAAGAAATCACTGGCACTCAGTGTGCCTGCGCTGTTGTAAACAGGATCAGTCAATGATCCAAAGTTTGGGTAACCTTGATCCACTGCTACCGCAGCAGCTGGTTGATTCACTGTGCCATTGCTGTTGATCGTGATACCTTGTGCGGTACCATATTTTTGAATTTTGAGAGCTCTTGCCATTTGTTTTCTCCTTTAAAGAAGTCCCATGCGGGTTCTAGCCGCTACGCAGTGGTTGCTGCATAAAACGCCTTATTGCGTTGACAAGTATTTATGAAAAATGTCCAATACTGCCGTGACCACAGTTAAATATCACCATGAACAGTCAAGAACTCATCGCCCAAGGCAATCAATTCCGAGAAGATCGTCATCCTTTTGATGCTCTCAAATGCTATGCAAAAGTGCTGATTGAGGATCCAGATCTCAGTGCCGCCTGGAACAATTATGGCAACGTGCTGAGAGAATGTGGACAACCTGCACGAGCTATACCTTTCCTGCAACATGCCATAGTGCTGGATCCAAATCATGTCACGGCCAAATTCAATCTTGCTGTTTGCTACTTGATCCTGGGAGACTATGCTCGCGGATGGCCCGCATATGAGTCAAGATGGGACTACGAACATCTAGCCGGCTTGCTGCCCAAACACCCACAACCTCGCTGGACCGGTCAAGATCTCAAAGGCAAAACCATCTTGGTAGAAGGCGAACAGGGGCACGGCGACAATATACAGTTCGTGCGCTTTTTGTACAACCTACACGTGATGGGTGCCAAGATCAAATTCCGGGTCACAGATGGGTTGATCCCGCTGCTGAGCCAAGGATCAATTATTGAAAAGGTCATGCGCTACAACGAAGATCCTGGTGAGTTTGATTACTGGGTTCCTATCATGAGCATACCCGGAGTGTTGGGTGTTACCTTGGACAATCTACCCAATCCTGTGAATTATCTCAATGTTGACATGGGCATGCAACAGAACTGGTTGCAAGTGATGGGACCAAAAACACGCATGCGTGTGGGTTTTTGCTGGAGTGGACGCAGAGATGCCTGGCTGAATCGCCACAAAGGCATGCCGTTTGAAGAAATATGCAATCTCATACGCACCAATCCACAGTATGAATGGGTGAATCTACAAACTGACGCCACCCCCGAAGAAGAAGCAGAATTAGGCAAACTGGGTGTGAGCCGCTATCCCAACAGCATCAGCAGTTTTGCAGATACTGCTGCCCTGATCATGGCCATGGATGTGGTCATATCTGTTGATACTGCTGTGGCACACTTGAGTGGTGCTCTAGGACGACCAACCTGGATCATGCTGAATTGGTTTGGAACTGATTGGCGTTGGATGCTGAATCGTGACAGCTCACCTTGGTATTCAACTGCTAGATTGTTCCGCCAACCTGCCATGGATGACTGGGCCAGTGTGACCAAGAAAGTCGCGCAGTATCTCAGTTGGATGAAAGTTTAAAAAGCTGTTTGAAATCTGACCACCAAGGATTGTTGGTCACATGCATACCACTCACACGCACTCTAGATTCTGGCAACATTGGTGTGACTTGATCTAGTTTGTGCCAATGCACACCGGGTCTATGATGATGTTCTTGATGATAGCCAGACCTAAAACAAAAAGTGTTATACCACCAATTGTAGATTCCCACTGAATCTTGTGT